AAGAAGCCAAGTTCGCGGTGGTCACAGCAGAAGCCGCTTGAGACGCTGCGCTGTTTGCGGTCGAGTTGGCCGTGTTTGCCGTGGTCACCGCGCTGTTCGCCGCAGTCTGAGCAGCGTTCGCCGTGGTCACTGCGTTGCTTGCATTCGTTGCCGCAGCGTTCGCCGTGGTCAAAGCGTTGCTCGCGTTGGTGGCTGCGGTGTTGGCAGTCGAGGTTGCGGAGTTCGCCGTGGTCACTGCGTTGTTGGCGGTGGTCACTGCAGAGTTCGCAGTAGATAGCGCCGTGTTCGCAGTAGAAGTCGCCGTGTTCGCTGCAGTCTTCGCCTCATTCGCCACGGTATCGGAAGCCACCGCGAGGTCATCAGCCTCCTGCGACAGGTAGAAGTTCTGCCGCGCCAGCGTGTCGAGGTCGGTCTCGGTGATGGTCGAACCGTCCTTGAAGTCCACCAGCAGGTTGTTCCGCTCGGTGACACGACGGATTTCAACCTTCGCCCCCACAGCAGGGGCCGTTGCCAGACTCACGGTGCTGGCGTTGTTCCACGTGAAGGACACATTGGAACCGTTCACGGTGACCTTAACGTGGTCCCGCGAGATGTAGGGGAACGGGACGTTGAAGTTCTTGTTCCCGCTCACCGACTGAGTGTAGGTAACTCGTGCAAGAGCCATGTAGTTCAACCCTCAGAAAAAACTAAGGGGGACCGAAGTCCCCCTCTTGTGGATCACCACTCGAACTGTGGTGCGTTCTGTCGTCGTCCGTAGTCCCACATCCCGCCCTTGGCTTGCGCCTCGCGGACCTTGAGTTCAACGAACTTCTTCTGCAGCACGTCAGGCTCCTCGACCATCAACTGCTTGAAAGCCATGTCCCGGTATTCGCGGATCACAGCCTGCATGGTCTCGACCTTCAATGCTTTGTGTTGGTAGGTGCCATCCGGCAGATCAGCTTCAGCGACCGGCAGGAGTGCCTCGGCGGGGTTCATCTCCCGGTAGATTTCGTTCCACCGGTCGAACAGCGTCTTGCTCCCGTCGGAGGTCATTACGGTTCTCAGATCGAGATCGCCGGTCATCTGGTGCTTGTACCCCGTGGTGAAGGTCGCCCCAGTCACCCGGGCCAGACGGTCCATCTCCCGCATCACCTTCAGTTCCGCTTCGGACCTTCCCTTGATGCGATCCTCGTGGGATGCCGTCGAGAAGATGCCCCACATCGCACCGGTATCGGTGATCGTGCGGACGTTGCCGAAGATGTCGTAGGAGCGTGAGGTCTTGATCTCCCGTCCTTGCTCGATCAGTCCGCCGATGGGACCGAGTTGAGTCTGGACGACTTGACTGAAGGTGATCGGATCGCGCATCTCAGGGTCACCCGTTCGGTATAGCTTGTGTGCCACGTTCGGCACAGCCCACCGCAGACGCTCCCCGAGGTACTTCAGGAAGGCGTTGTGTTCCCCTTCGAGGTTCTCGAGACCCATCACCAGCTTCACCGTGGTGGCCGCACCACCAAGGAGGTTTGCATCCGAGATCGCCAGCACGACAGGCATGATTGCCGAACTCATGGTCGCAGCCACCTTGTCATAGACAGCACCGCTGACGAACTCGCCTTGGGCTTCCCGGATCTGGAGTTGATCGAGGTACTCAATGGCATTCACCATGATCTTCATCGGCACAGCGATGGGGTCGAACATGCGGTAGGTCCACGTGTCTCCATCATCGGAACCGATGGTGTAGGGATCGGCAAGATCGGAGTCTTGCTTGATGCGCCGCTGTCGGTAGTCACCAGTACCTGCGCCCCTGATCTTCCCCTCGGCGTAGAGCATCATCACCGAAGCACCAAAGGCCAGCCCAAGCATCGCCTGAGCCTGTGCGGTGGCCTGCCGACGGGCACCGTTCTTCCCCACGAGATCGTTGTAGAAGTTCGGCATCAGCAGTTGAATGCCCGGAGTGAAGCGAAGACCTTCCTCCATGACCCTGATCGGGGTGCGGAAGAACAGTTGCCCGGTCGCCCACTTGAGCGAGGGCAGCTTCATCAGCCCGCTTTCCATCCACTGAGCGGCGGAACTCAAGACGCCATCCCCACTGAACGACCTCTTGTAGAGAGCGTCCCGGACGTAATCCAGAGCTTCCTTGTCGGAGCCGTGCTTGATGTACTTCAGGTTCTCCTTGGCTTCCTTCAGCACCCAGTCATCGAGTTGCTTGCCGGTGTAGCCGAGGTTGATCCCCTTGTTCACGATGGGCTTCAGGCGGGCATCCAGATCGTGTGCCTTGTAGGCATTCTCCAGAGCCTTCTTCGCTGCATCCTTGGCTACCTTCGTGGCGTCCTTCTTGGTCATCCCTTTCTGGATCGCATCCACGTAGGCTTCAGATGCCGCCTTCCCACCCACGTAGCCGTTGTACGCGAGGTGAGAGATGAACTCGTCAGTCGCGTTAAGGACTCGCGGGATGGTCCTGAATGCACCAGCGAACTTGCCTTTGTTGGCAAGCTCACCTTCCATCAAGCGGGCCTTGTCTCGGGTCAGCAGTGCCTGCTCGTACTTGTAGGCAGTCCTCGCAGCTTGGAGCGCCCCCTTGAAGGCGGACTTCATGGCAGTGTAGTTCGCCGCCATTTCGATCCTCGTCGCCTTCTCCAGCGGGTTCGACATGATCGCCTTGAGGAATGGGTTGATCGCCACCTTGAGCGTTGACGGGACCATGTTGATCATCACCGTGGTCGTAGAGAACACGTTGGTGATTGCGATCTCGTTGATCTTGTCCGACAGGTTCGCCTCGAAGGTGGAACCGAGACGCTTCGTACCTGAGCCTCCACGGAGTTCCTCGGGCAGTTCGTTGAAGATTTCATCGACTGCTCGTTCGCGTTCCCCGATCAGGCGGACAGTACCTTCCCAGTCACCAGCCTTCGCCAACCGCTCGATCTGCGGGTCGTACTCTCGGCGTACTGCACGGGCCTGCTTCTCTGCACGGGCACGGAGGACCGTATCCGCGTAGAGCTTTCGAGCCTGCTCGTCAGACAACTTAGGGAACTGCTGCTTGATGGTCTCCACCGAGATACCACGGAGGTCCGTGAGACCCTGCCGACGTTGTGCCAGACCAGAGCCGTACATCGAACTCATCGCTTCGTCCATCAGTTCGATTGGAACGATGATGTCCTCGACCTCGCGTAGCTGCTTCTGGAGCTTCACGGCTTCCAGCTTGCCGACCTTCGGGTCCATCAGCCGGGTGATCAGGTAGGCACGCTCGACCTTCAACTGGTCGGTCGCCATCTGCACACTCAGGGCAAGCTGCGTGTGTTCCTCCATGGTCATCTCGGTACGACGGAGAGCCTCGCTCACCGCTTCCACCTCGGTCGCCTCCATGTTCCTGATCTGGCGAGCCAGACCGGAGGCAAGCTCCTTGGCTTCCTTGATGTTGCGCACGGTGGTCCTGAGACCAGTCTTGATGTCGTCCAGCTTGAAGCCAGCAGCCTTCAGGTCGGTCTTGTCGAGACCCACAGGGCCGGTCATCCAGTCGTCTTCAGGACGGCGACCCTTGAGCTTCTGAGGGATCAGGGACTCACCCTCGGACTTCTTCGCTCCCCAGTTGATCGTGCTGACCTCGGTGCCCGGTTGAGGGGGAACCTCATGGGTAACCTCTGGTGCCGGGTCGGCTCCACGACGTGACCGGAAAGCCTTGGCGATCTTCCCTGCGGCCATGTCGAAGACCGTACCCACCACAGCACCACCAGCAGCGCCAAGGGCAGCAGAGCCAGCAGCTTCACCGAGGGAGAACCCCTCGCGCTTGCCAACCTCCATCTCGACCCGCTGGCGCATCACGTTGTCCGCACCAGCGAAGATCATTCCGTCGATACCGGCAACGATCCCGCTTCGACCAAGCGACTGCTTGAGGGCTTCACGGAAGGCCAGCTTGGCACCCTGTTGGGCAGCAGCTTTACCAGCCGTGCCGATACCAAGGGTGGAGATACCAGCGAAGTTCAGGGGGTCCGTGACGAAAGCCTTGGTCCCACGCCACACACCTGCAGCCGAGATGTCCACGTTGTCGAACGTGTCCATCATGTAGGCAAGGCCCATCTTCGTTTCAAGGTCCGCCAGATCAGCCAGCTTAGAAGGGAGACGCCCTAGCGTGATCAGGCTCCAGTCCATGTCAGCCATGAACTGAAGACCGAACTCAGCCAGTTCATCGTCGTTGCCCTCGAACGGCTTGCCGTAGTACATGCGATGCACCAGATCGGAAGCATCGAGCCACGACGGGTCATCCTTCAGGGTCTTCCAGTCGATGTTCTTGCGGATCTCCCCGAAGGGTTTGATCTCCTGCCCGGTAACCTCGTCGATCACCGGGGCAGTCTCTTGAGCCACCTGAGTACCTCGCGGGGTGCGCTGAACACCGGCACCCTTGAGGATCTTGTCGATGTACGGAAGGGTCTCGTCGGGTTTCGGGAGGTAGTCCAGCCACTCTCCCCCTTCGGCCCTCGCACGGCTCACTGCCCGGTTCACGTTGCCGGGACCAGCGTTGTAGGCAGCGAGGGCTTTCTCGAAGTCCCCGTTGTACTCCTTCACCATGGCCGACAGGTACTCCCTGCCGAACCGTTCATACTCCGCAGCCGATTCGTTCTGAAGAGGTTTGACCCCGTAACCGGGATTGAAGCCCGTCTTCGGCATCACTTGGGTAAGTCCCTTCGCACCCTTCGCAGAGGTGATCAGGTTACCTGCAGCGTCCGTGTGACGGTTCCCGCTCTCGGCAACCTTCAGTTGAGCGAATACCCGCTCAAAGAGGTCGTTGTTGGTCATTTACCTTCTCCGTTTGAATTCTCCAGTGTCCTGCCCTTCGGCGGACTTGCCGGGTTGTGCTTGCGTTTCAGGCTTCCCGAGTTGCTGCATCCGGGTGATGTGGTCTTCGGTACGCTGGACCGAGGCGTCGATCAGGTCACGCTTCTGGAAGCCCTTCGGCCATTCGCCGGTCTCCTCGTAGTAGGCAAGGAAGGACCGACGGAGGTCGTCTTGGAAGTGCTTCATAGCCACCCCGTACAGGCTCCGACCGCCCAAGGCAGCACTGAGCTTGCCCGGGAGGGACTGCTGAAGCTGGTCGAGGTAGGGACGGAGACGGTCACCGAGTTGCTGGCGCACGTCGTCGTCACGCAACAGGGACATCCCCTGCAACAGCTTGGGCACCTCGTTGATCAGCTTCACGGCATCCTGCGGGTTCAGTCCGTCGGACTCCTGAATCAGGTTGATCAGGGATTCCTCGTTGAACTGGCTACCGCTGATACCGAGGGGAGACAGGTCACCCGTGGTGGCTGCTTCCATCAGCTTCGTGGTGATGCGGCGTGCGTTGGCCTCGCTCTCCACAGGATCGATCCGGGGCCGGTTCAGGAGTGTGTTCACGTAGTCCTCGACCTCGGGGAAGTTGCGGTACTCACCGGGTTTCGGGATGTCCCCGTTGAAGAACCGGTTGAGGGCTTGGGTCTTCCCTTCGCGGATCGACTTCTCCCGCTCGTAGCTCTCCATCTGGATGCCCCACCGAACTTGGGAGCGCCAGTTCTCCTCGATCTTCGCCTTGGCTTCAGCCACCAGCCCCTTGGTTTCCCTGTTGAGGAATCGGTCGGGGATCTGGTCGAGCAGCCCGGGGTTGCCTTGCGAGTACGCGAGGTTCCCGATGGCGTCGATCAGGAGGGAGTTGCGGGTCTCGTTGCTCAGACCACCGGAGTCCTTCCACTCACGGTCGAGATCGAGGAGAGCCTGAGGACCACCGTAGAGGAACTTCTCCTCCACCTCACGCTGCCACTGCTTCTGCATGGTCTGCACGTGATACTGGGCGGTCTCTCGTTGCCAGTTCAGTTCGTGGGTTGCTACGGCTTTGTCAAAGGCAGTGACTGCGCCAGCCTTGAAGAAGTCATCCGCTCCCTCCAGTTCCCCGAAGAACTCCTGCCGCTTCGCCTCGATGAGAGCCTTGCGAGCTTGCGTGTCGAGGCGGATGTTCTCGTTGGTGAGGATCTCCTCGATCACCGGGGCGAACTTCTCGGCCCCATACTCCTCACCCACCGCTTGGGAGATCCGGTTCCTGATCGTCGGGACGGTCTCGGGCAGGACTTCACCCACCTGAGCAGCCGTGATCAGTCCGGTCCCACGGTCGCGCTTGACCTGCTCGATGTACGCGGGCAGCTTCATCATCTGCTCGCGCTCCAAGTCTTCCCGGTTCTGCATACCGAACCGCTTCAGGGACGGGTTCAGTTCAGCCAGAGCGTCCGCCAGTTGGGACAGACGTTGATCTTGGGACGGGACAGGAGGAGCCGAGTAGGTGCTGACCGGAGAGGCAGCAGGACGAAGAGATGGAGACTGAGATTGTCCCTGCCCGCCGAGAAGCGAGCGAGTTCCCCGGTCGTACTTGGGGATAGGACGGTTCGATTGGACGGGTCGCAACCCATTGACATTTGCCATAGCAATCCCTCAGGTGTTACTTGTTGGCCTTGTAGTAGCTGTAGGAATCCAGACCAGCACTTCCGATCTTCAGGGCCGCAGCCAAGGCGGAAGGTCCAGTTCCGGGTGTGGTGCCGTTCATCCGGCTGATTGCCTGAGAACGCACGCCTTGCTTCTCACGTTCGATCTGCTGGAGGTTCCATTCGCGGTTGGTGTTCATCCGGGTGATGTCCCTACCAGCCTGTCCATAGACCGACTGCATGAGGGCGCTCATGGTCATCCCGGAAGCACCTGACTCCCCGATACGGGCAGCGGCACTGGAAGCCTCGATCAAAGCCTGTCGTCTGCGGTCGAACGTGTCTTCCGCAGCGGCTTGTTGTTCTTGAAGTTGTCGCGCACCAAGGTCAGCCATTTGCTGTTGCATATCCTTGAGTGCTTGACGCTGGTTCATGTTGTGGAGCGCGGTCTGTACCTTCGCCTCACCTCGCGCCTGTTGGTACTGAGCGACAGTCTGCGTACCTGCCAAGGCGAACGAAGCGATGGCGATGCTCATGGGATCGCACATCGTTTAACCCTCCATCGGGAATAGCTTTGCGAACTCGTAGAACTCCTCACCCCTGACCTCGACTTTCCGCAGAAAGGTGAAGCCAGCCCAACGCAACCACTTGATGTGCAAGGTGTTCTTGGCATGGACTGCGTTGGAGAGGACTCGGTAGTTCCCCCTGATCTTTTGGATCCACGGCTGTGTCTCCCGCAGAACCTGCACCCAGTTGTCCTTGATGGAATCGCTTGCCATCATCCAGACGTATCCGAGGTAGGGTTCAGTGGAGGGGTGGGTGCCGAAGATCACCTGTGGCACGTCGTCTTCTGTCACCGCCACGAAGCACCCATCCGGGGAGTGCAGACCCAACAGGAGGGATTCCTCAGGGGACTCGCGTCCCACTGCGGAAATCTCCAGAAGGTCTGCCTCCCTCAGACGAGGGGCAAGTGAGAGGACATCAGACTCCGTTGCGGGTCTGACGGTCAGCATCACAACCTCTTCGAGCGCAAGATGAAGAAACCTTCCCACTCGGCACTGAGGAAGTGGCAGGGCAAGAACGAGTCGTTGACGATCTCGATCTCGATCTGGTCGTTCTTCGACATGAGGGGGAAGCGGAACTTCCCGCGCTCGACCGGCACCCTGCCGATGATGTTCTGGCCGGAACCCACCACACGCCCCGAGAACACGTAGCTGTACGTGTCCCGGTTGTAGGGGGTCACCTCCACACGGAAGTAGCCCGTCTTGTCGTACAGGATCGACATGCGGCGAAGCTGCAGCCGACCTTCCCCGATCACGTTCTGGCCCCCACCGGAGGCTTCCTCGCGGACAGCCAGCGTGGAGAACTTGTACCGGAACGTGTAGGGAGTCCCGATGTAGAACGGCTGACCGGTCCAGTTACCCTTCAGGACCACCGTGGTGTTGGTCGAAGAGTTCGTGAGGGTGAAGTCAGAGAAGACCACGCCCGGGGAACGTGAGCCTCCCGGAGCGGTGACCACCATGATCTGCGCCGGGTCAGTCGTGGCGAGCTTGTAGGGCAACACCACCGAGGTTGTATCGTCGGCCTCGATTGCCGGGTCGCCTTGGTTGAAGGTGATCGACACGACCTTGGACTGGTCCAGCTTCTGGTCCAGATGGACAGCGATGTCCCAATCGTTCTCGGTACGCCCCGGCTCAAGGTCCACGCTTTCGATGTGGATACCGTCGGGACGCTTCATCACGAGGTAGAGCTTCGACTCGATGAAGTCTGCGTTCAGTACCTCAACATCGGACGGGAACTCCCAGTGGGACCACGACGCCTGCATCTTCTCGTTCTCGGCCCAGTAGAACTTGTAGACGAACACCTTGTTCTTCGCCTGATCGGTGAGGAAGCAGAGGCAGTCTTCGGTCCCACTTGAGGCGATCTTGAAGACATCTCCCGGCAAGAAGCGGGGAACGTGTCCAGTCACGTCATCGGCATCCAGCACCTCCGTGGTGGCGTCGAGGTAGTATTCCTTCACCCCGCTGTACCGACCCCGGTTCACCGTGAAATAGACGTGCCGACCCACACCTACAGGCTTCGCCTTCAGGGAGCATTCGTACTCCGTGGTCTGGTCGATGGAGACCGTCTCGGGAGTCAGGAGGTCCGTCTTCGCAAGCTGGAACTGGGTCTGGTCCGAGAACAGCAACAGGGTCTCCGAGAAGGGAACCGCATGTCGCAGCAGGGACACCTTCACGTGGGACACGCCGATGTCGATAGGGTCATCGTCCAACACGGCGGTGGCCGTTCCACGGAAGAAGTTGAAGTAGTCACCCGTGCGGGACATCACCACGTTCTCGTCCGAGATGAACCCGAGACGATTCCGGTGGAAGAAGATGTCAGTGATCTTCCGCCCCACGAACGAGGGCATCGGGTCGATGTCCAGACTGCCGATCTTCCGGTCGGTCCATGTGACTGTCTGGAAGGTGAACGTACCGTCGGACTGACGGATCAGCGCATGGGGCATTGTCGAGGACTTGATCCTGATTTCCTCGCCGCCCTTCAGCGACTCCTTCCACACACCCGGACCATCGAATGAACCGTCGTTCGACTTGTATTCGACGTAGTAGTTATCGAAGGAGGAACTCTGGTCGCCAGACACCTCCACCTTGAACCCATTCACAGCACGTGCCGGAAGGGAGGAGAACCGCTGGACGGTCTTGAAGAAGACCTCGATACCGGTCTCACCAATGGAGTCTTGAGACTTGACCGTGAAGGTTCCGTGGTCGGCCCGACGCACGTAGATCAGCGAGTTGTACTGGCTCACCACGAAGTCGGCCCCGAGCGCGGTCGCAAGCTGCGAACGAAGCTGCCCTGCGATGTAGTCGGTCGTGACGTTGGTGACGTGAGCGGCTTGAGACCCATCAGGTACCGTGTAGGAAGCCGTGCTGGTGTTGACCGTGATCTTGTAGGTTGCACCGTAGGCACCCTGCTTGATCCACACCAGAGCCTCGTTGGGTCGGGTGTTGGGGGACAGCGTGGTGTCCTGCTGGACGGTCGTGTTCGTGTTGAGGACGAACGTGTAGTCAGCCACCGTGACACACCGGAAGGTGTCTCGGGGGGAACTGGAGGACAGGTAGGTCTTCCCGTTGGGGAAGTTCACGGTCTTCTCGTTCCCTGCCAGATCGAACACCCGGAGGTCTCCGTTGCTGATCACCACGAGGTACTGCTCGACAGCATCGCGGTTGATCGTGTGGAGGTAGGTGTTCGAGGAGACGGTACTCGGGAGACGCTTGATGTGCTTGGTGCCGGGACGCTTCCTCAGACCATCCACAACGGACGAGTACCCGTTCACCTGTTCTTCAGCCTGAGAGGCCAGACGCAGCGCGAAAGGCTGCTGGCTGATCCCGTTGACCATGTTCGGGATCGTCGTTGAGATGATGGACATGGTTACCTGTTGAGTACGCGAGCGACCGAGTAGTTGTCGGTCAGGATGTTGTAGTCAGCCGTGTCCGCTTCCATCTCGTTCAGGATCACGAAAGCACGTGCTTCGTCCTGCTTCGTGAAGGCCGAGAGGGATTCGGAACCGACCACCCGTTCTTGGAAGATTCGCGCCGACCGGATGGTGATGAAGTGACGGGCCGGTTCAGGCAACTCGTCAAACTCAAGGAGGATCACCATGTCGACATACACTTCCTTCTCGAACTGGAAGGTGTGATCCCTTCGGTTGTAGAGACGGTTACCTCGTACAACCACGTCAATGTCCGAGGACGAATCGACGGTATCAGCGCGGAGGACAGTGTTAGGTAGGACGAGGAAACCGTCCGTATCAGGGGTGAGCGGATAGTTCTTCTCGGTGTTGAAATGCCAGCCACGGGCCTGCACCTCACGAGAGGTCGAACGGAGGATTTGCAACGCGAGTACCGCATCGACAATCCCGTTGTCCTCCACCGTGTTCACGGGTGCTTCACCAATGACGGACAGCATCGTGTTGACGGCATCCAATTCGGTAGTGGGCGTGAGCATTGAAACCTCGAAAAAAAGAAAAAAAAGGGAGCCACGAGGATTAACCTCGTGACCCCCTTCAGGAGAGAACTGCTATCAGGTCGTGTGGAGTTCCACCGCCGCTTCCGGGCGCAGAACACCGTGACCCACCGCATACTTGGCGACCATCAGGTAGCCTTGACGGTTGATCTGGTATTCGCCTTCCATCGACAGGTCCATCAGCTTCACGGTGCCGATGGCCGACGGGTGCATCACCAGACCCACGGTCTTGCTGTAATCACCAGCGTACTTGTTGCCAGTGCCCGCTTCGAGCGAGCCGTTGGCGACCACCGAACCCGGCAGGTTGTTGGTCTTGACGATGGTGATGCCAGCCACGCGGATCACGTTACCGGCAGCGTAGGAACCCTCGCCACCCCAGTCGCGGTTCAGAACCTTGGTCGAGCGAGCCAGCGCATAGAACTGGGCCGGACGCACGAACATGAAGCGGCTGTCAGCCGGGACTTCCTTCTCGTCCAGAACCTTGGCAGCGGTGAACATGGCTTCAGCCAGCGTGTCGCCGTTGTCAGCGTTCGCAGCCACGCCGATGTCGATACGAGTACCACCGAACTGGTCGGCGTCGTCGATGGTCTTGGTCGCACGAGCAGCCTGAACACCGGTCTGCAGCACGTGACGGTCCATCGTGTTGGCGAGCTTGGCACCGAGTTCCTTCGAGTAGACCGAACGAACATCGTAGTGGGTCTTCGCCTCATCGATGTTGGAGATGAACGCCGGGGCGATCAGCAGATCATCGATGGTGATCACACGCTCGGCGTGCTTGATTTGACCACCCGGGATGAAGTTACCCGGAGTGTGGTAGTAAGCCGAGCCACGACCCATGACCGGGAACTGAGCCGACTTACCGCTCGTGATGGTGCGGACCTGATGCTTGTCCATCATCACGTTCGTCTTCTCGAAGCTGGTCAGAACCTCACCCGAGAAGACCTTCAGAAAGAGCGCATCCACATCGCCAGCGCCATTGATCTGGCCGATGCGCGAGACAGTCGCGTTGGACATTGAGAAACCTCATGAATGATTGAATGGAGTTATTCGCTTCCATCCGTCATCCACGCACGTCACACAAAGGTGTCCCCGCAGGGGCTAAGGTTGTGTGGTGAAAAACGTTGGTTGCAACCACCGGCTTTGCTGCCAGTGCGGTCGAAAACTCAATCGATTCAATGAGGTAGTGGTTGGGGGTCTTGGACTCGAACCAAGGACGCATGGGTGTTCAGCCCACCGCTCTACCACCTGAGCTAACCCCCGATAGAGGGCGCATGACCCAACTGTCATCACGACGTGAGGTCACACTAGACGTGCTTGACCGGGCACGACCGGAGATACGGGATCACCTCCTTCAGAGAATTCAGAAGGAAAGCGTGGTACTTGCAGACGCCCCACGCTTCGTATGGCGTCAAGGAAAAAGACCCCTCGGTTTGAGCGTCCGGTGAAGCCATGAGGCACGTACCCGGAGAGGCTTGAGGGGTTCAAGAGGAGACAACCACAGGAGAGACGGAGGAATTCATCCTCCATAACTGTGTGGGAATTACTTCGTTGCGCCCTTGGTCTTCTCGTGAGTGCGGAAACCTGCGTAGCCGAGATAGCCAGCAGTGAAGG